GACATGTTGATTTCTTCAAAACCCAGCACGCCAGTGCCCATCATGCCGTTCTTGAACTGCTTGCTGATGGTGTCGGTGGGGTTGAACAAACCTTTCATGCCTTCAACCAGACCAGCGTTGGCGGCAGGGTTGACGGTGGCGTAACGTGGGGACATCACGGCGGCGTTCTCGTTCAGCTTCTGCTGGGCTTGCAACAGCACCAAAGAAGTCGAAGGAGTGGTGCCAGGTGTGCCGACCGAGTTACCGATGGTCTTGAATGCGTTGGCAACGTCAGCGTCGATGCTGGAGGCCAACTGGCTGATACGAGGCTTCAACACACGCTCAGCGAAGTCGTCCAACTGCATGGTCAATTCAGCGGATGTGAAGTTGACGCCGATGTGCTTTTGGTTGGCAACGGTCAAAGTGGTGAACTGTTCGTTGTCGTCCTGAACTTGCAGGGCGGCACCGTCGGTCACCAGAGCGCGGTCGGGCAAACGGATACGCAGTGTGGAACCAATCTTAGCACCTTCGACAGCGAAGCTGTCGTCGTACTGACGGTTCACGTTGCGGGTCAATACAAGGTTGTTCTCCAGAATTTCCAGAGCCTTGCGGGTGATCATGTCGATCGTGAGAATGCTGTTTGACATTTCAAAAGTCCTTTAAAAGTTTAGCGGGTCATCTGTGCTTGCATCTTCTTCATCTGCCGTGCACGTTCGGCTTCAATCCACTGCGAGTCCGTCATGGTCTTGGTAGACCGTGGGTCCGTAGTGTCATAGGCCGGTGCTCCAGAGGAGCGTGCGGTGACAGGTGAAATCGGCGCTGGCGCAGATGTGGTTCGTTTTACCGGAGGGTCTGCTGCCAGTTTGGCCTCAATCCTTCCGATTTCCTTCGCCTGGCTTAAGGGCGTCATGCGTGAGATGCGATCTGCTTCTTTTGGGTTGGAGCCGAGGTAGTACGCTAACTCAGGACCAATGTCCGAAGACTGGATCGTTTCAGCCATCACGTTTGTGATCGGCAGCTTGGGGTTGTAGGCGACTTGTTCAAAGTCATCGTACTTGTCCCGCGCAGCTTCTTCACGCTCTTGATAGCTTTCGAGAACGGCAGATTGCTGTTTGGCGGCTTCGCGTTTGGCGATCAGTTCTTCGGCTTTCTGAAGGGCCAGTGCTTCCGCATAGGCTTCAGGAGACTCAAACTGATCAACGCTGGCCGTTGGCGCAGCTCTTAACGTCTGTTGTTCAGACTGACGTTGTGCTTGTTCTCTTTCCCACTTACGTTGCTCTCTTGCGAGGCGTTTGCCAATCATCGCGTCGATTTCGGCTTGGGAGTACTTTTTCTCCTCGGCTTGGTCGGTTTGATTCTCAGCGACTTCCGGCGTACTTTCAACAACTTCAGGTGTGGCCGTCACATCCGTGGTTGGCGCGGAGTCTACTTCCGCTAGGGCTTGGACTTCTTCAGTCATGTGTTTACTCGTTAGAGTCTCGGTCTACTGGGCCGATACAGTTTGTGGCATTCTACTGCCAATTAAAACATGCGCAATGGTGGTGGCACCAGCACAACCGGAGGTGCCCAGGGCATTCCAGCAGCGGTCTTAGGCGCTTTCATTTCTTTAATCTGGTTGAGCATTTCCAACTGCAACTCGGCAATCTTGGCCTCGCCCAGTTCGGCTTCCACCCACTTGATCACATCGGCTTCGGTCAGGCTCTCGTAAGGCACAAAACTGATGCCGTCAGCCTTGTCAAACCTGACCGTACCAGACCTGGTAGCCATGTGAGGGGCGTCAACCATTTCCATTTTCCAGTTGACGACGATGACAAAGCCATCTTCGGTCAACCGGTCCATTTGTGTGATTTTCATGGTTGGCTCCAAGGTACGCCAGACTCCTGCACAGGGTTGATCTGCGCGTTGATCTGGCTTTGCAAGCTGGCTTCAACAGTGTCTTTGCCAAGCGAGTTCTGCACCCAGCCAACTACCTGTGCTTCGGTTAATTGGTCATAGGGAACGTATGTCTCTCCGGGCTGCTCTTGGTAGCCCACAGTGCCGTATGTGTTGGCGCTGTATGTGCCATCAGTGGCAGACACGTTGTAATGCACTGTGACCACGAAACCATCAGAGGTCAGGCGGTCCATTTGGGGAATTGTCCAGAGGTAAGTTGTCATGGTGATTCCTTAATCAAAAAATTCGTACGATATTTGCGGCGTAAACAACATTTCCGCCCAAAGCGTTTGTGATTTGCACTGATGTACCACTCACGGTTACAGTAAAGGCGGCGTTGTCAATAGACAAAATTGTTGCTGCTGCGGGGTTACCACCTGAAACATACCGGACAAGTGCAGTTACGCTAAGTCCACTTGCATTTCCTGTTTGAACAGTTACCAAATATGCCGAATCTACGGTAATGGTAAACAATGTTGCGGAAGAAGCGTTAGCCACACTACCGCCTGCATAAATAGTTCTAAACGCGCCGCCAACAATTACTTTTGCAAATGGGGCACTTGGTGTATTAGTGGTAGTTCCCACCAAAAAATCCCCGCCAGATGTAAAACGGGAAACTTCTGCGCCACCTTTAGCAAAGGCAATGGTGTCGGCAGCAGGGAAGAAGATACCTGTGTTGGTGTCGCCTGTTGTGGTGATAGAGGGGGTGCCAACAGCACCAGCGGCCACAGTAACTGAAGTCATGCTGGTCGCACGGCCTGCTGTTACGTCGCTTATTGCAACTTTAGAAGTTACGCCGCCTTGCACGATAGGCAAGACTTCGGTGCCAGCCAGCGGGGTACTGGCCGAGGGGAGTTGAGAAATTTTTACGTCAGCCATGATGTATCCTTTTATGAAAGTATCAAACCACCATCTTCTTGCACAAGGTTGTCACCGATCTCGGTTAACAAATTGCCCTGCACTGTGGCATCGGCATATCCAGACAAGAAAGAAATAATGCTACCAAGTCCAATGGCTATGCCATTGCGAATGGGAATGCCAAAGTAGCTCATTGGGCGTTGATCGGTTTGCAGTAGATCGTGCCGCCAGTAGACACCTGGATGGCGCTCACGCGCCACTGACCGCCCGTGCCTTGGGGCACTTTGAACGGAATTGGTGTGAACGGTGGGACTGGTGTGCTGGAAGTTGTGGCTACTGCACCCTCGCCGACTTCGATGTAGCAGGACTGGTCAGACCAGACCACCACACCTTCAGGGCCAGCGGGCCATGTACCGGTATTGCCAGCAGTGCCGGTGTACGCAACCGATTTGGCTGGAAAGTTGGTTGCTGATAAAGGGTTCAAAAGTTCCATGATGCTTTCCTTAAGCCAAGAAGCGAAGTTTGTAAAGTGTTGACAGGTACAGACCAACAATTTCGTCAATGATGTTCTGAATCGGAGTGTCGGTCTTGTCGCAAACCTCGTACCGGCACTTTTCGATTTCGTTCATCGAATCGGTCAAAAATTCAACCACGTTGTTGGTCTTTTTGGCGCTCATCAAACTGATGGGGCCAATCAAACCGTGCCGACCTTGGTACGCCTCGGCAAACTTGTCGGTCAATTCTACAAGGTCTTCATAAAAATGACCCAACGCTTTGTGTTTGGAATAAGACCGGGTGTTCAGGTGCACGGAATGGGTCACATCCCGCGCCAAAAACAGCGTTCCTACAAAATCAGCGGCGTTCATTGTTGAATCCCCATTTCAGGCATTTCCCGTGGCTCGGGGGCACCGGCAATCAGGTCACCTGTGTCCAAAGCTGCGGCAATTGTACCCATCACGATGTCTTGAATCTGCTCGGGACTCATACTGGCCTGAACAGCGGAAATTCGCTGTGTTTCGGCGGCGTATGCCTTGATTTCAGCCTCGTAATCCTTGCGGGCCAAGTCCTGCATTTCGATGGATTTGCCCACATTCTGGATCATCTGGTGCATCTGCTCCATTTCAGCACCCATCGCTTGGATTTGCTGCTCGGCGGCCTGCAATTCGGGCGTTTTGTCGTCATCGGCCATGATTTTGGGGTCGATGGTCTTGGCAAAACGCTTGGACATCTCTTGAGCGCCAGGCCAGTCCATGTTTTTGACGAACAAATCACCGGCAACTTGCCAAAGTTGTGGGTTGCCTTGCAGCAACTGAGCCATTGCCTCAAGCGCTTCCTGGCGTTTGGTGGCGTAGCCAGGGCCAGTGATGGCAACCACGTCGTATTTGCCCACGCCGGGGTTGTAAATCTTCTCGATCACGATGCCTTCTTCGTTCACGATCTGATTGACGGGTTCTTGCTGGTCAGGATTGATCTTGACCATCTTCGTTTCGCCATCTTCGCCAATGATTCGGGCAATTCGCTGCGTGTCGTAGATTTTGGGGATCAGATCAACCAGTTGGCGGGCCACATGGCGCACGCCACGGGACAAGTTGTCACCGTAGTGGTACGTGCCCACGTCGCCTTCACGCTGGCGGGCCAGGATGGCTTTGCCAGAGCGCTCGTTGGAACCCATGCCCAGCGATGCGTTGTACTGACCGGTGGTTGACTTGATGTCCTCAGACGCGCCCGCCTTGGCTTGCAGAAGGCCGCTGGAGGCCATTGGCGGCTGTGCCCGCTGGGGTAGTGGCAGGGCAGCGCCTTGGCCGTCTGTAACGTCTGGATTGACCTCAAGGTACGGCCAGTTGTTGGTGTTGGCCGTCTTCCACTTTTCTTCGTAGCCTTCAAACTGGCCACCGTAGCCGATAAACGGCGCTTTGGGGGCCAGCGCCAGCATCTCGGCCTCTTGGCTGACCCAGTAGTTGTACATGCGCTGGGCGTCCTTGGCGTTGCGCACCAAGCCCGACACGTACAAACGGCCATCCACCTCGAATTCGTTGCCGACAATGCGGATCACCGGAATCCACTTGCCCGCCCACTCGCGTTCTTCAAGAATTTCGTAGCCGTTGATCTTGCAGTACTTGACCTTTGGACGGTCCGACTCACGGCTGCGCAGGGGCTTGCCGTAAATGATCTTCAACTCTTTGTCCTCGGGCGTGCCTGCAAACGCAGTCATGTTGCCAGGGTACAGGTTGAGCGTGGCTTTGTCGTAGTCGATGTAGTAGTAATCCGCGATGCGGATCGTGTCTTCGTTCAGCCAGTTGCTGATCGACTGGTCACCCACGCCCAGCGACTGGAGCGTCGAGATTGGCGTGGAGTTGGGGTACATGCGCTCGTACTCAGCGCGGGTCACGTCCTCGGTCACAAAGCACCACTTGGCGTCTGAGCCGGTGGGGTCTTGGATCAACGGGTCCATGTAGACCGAGAAGCTGTTACGCACCCGGCCAATCTTGATGTCTTGGTCGAACGAGTCTGCGTCGCAGTACTCGGTCAGCAGCCGGATGTAGCCTTCGCCGTAGGAGACTTGGTTTTCGCAGGCGGTGTCGTAGGCCACGTCAGCGTCGCTGATGTATTCGATGTGCCGGATCATGCCGTTAAAGATGTCGGCCACGGCCACATCGGCTTTGTCGTCCACGGGGATGACTTTGGCACCTGGGCGGTTTTGCCGCATGTCGTTGGTCACTTGACGAACGTGCTGCGGCAGCTTGTTGATGGTCAGGCAGGGGCGGGCGTTGATGGTCTGACCTTGCACCGCACCACGGGTAGCCAGCACGTCGGCGGGCCACTGCCATTGGTTGTCGGGGGAGCCTGCGTAGAAGCGCAAGTCATCTGTCTCGTCTTCCCGTGATTCGGAAAGCGCCGAAACCGCCAGGTCAAGGCGGGATCGGGCGAGTGCCAGAATATCTGACTCGCTTTTCTTGGGTTTGCCACCATTCGCTACTGCGGCAGCGGCAACCATGCCAGTTGGGTCAGCCATCAAAGACTCCTAAAACGTGAGGCTCACGCATGACCACGTAGTCCTTGCCATTGTGCGTGAATTCCTGCCCTACGTCAAAGTATAGCCTATCGCCTACTTTTATCGTTTTGCAGTCCGGCCCGGTGGCGGTTGCAACGCCGGTGCCCAGCTTCTCGCCAGGCGGCAGGACGAACAGCGCGTGCTTTTCAACGTCGCGCTCGATGATGATGCAGTTTTGCAGTGCTTTCATTTCTTCTTCGCAGGTGGTTTGGCGGCTTCACGCTTGACAGAGTAGGCAATCGCCAGGGCTTGCTTGACTGGCTTGCCAGCAGCTACTTCGGCCTTGACGTTCTTGCGGAACGCCTCGGGTGATTTTGATTTGACCAGTGGCATCACTTCCCCTTCTTGGCGGGTTTCGCCGTCTTGGCCGACTCTTTGAAGTCCTTGGCCGTGGGTGCACCGGCAGCGCCGGGTTTGCGCATCTTCTCACCAGAGCCAGCGGCGATACGCTCACGTTTGGCGTTGATGTTTGCGTAGAGTCCAGGTTTCGTTGCCATTTAGGCCCCCATCCATCCAGTTGAGACCATGCCGCGCTCAGAAGATATGCGGCGCTCGGGTCGATTGTATCCACCCCGGCTTGCGACGGGGTAGGCGAATGTGACGGCAATCGCGTCAGCAGCATCGGGTGATGCAACACCTCGTGCTTTCATTTCCTTCTTGCCTTCCAAGAATATGGTGCCCGCCGAGTTGGGCTTCTTCATGGGGCCGGTCAAGTCGTTCTTGAGCAGCCGGTCCTGCGGCAAGCTGGCAGTCTTTACCCAGTCGCGCATGGCTCCCCAAATCTCAGCCCGCTTGTTACCCCACATGATCGGGTTCTTGGCCTTCCAGCCAAAGTTGACCCCGCGCACTTTGTACTTCTGCTCGGTCAATCTGTCAAGGATGCCGTAGCCCAGGCCACCCTCGTCGATCACAGTCAGTGCTGGCCGGTATTCCTCAATGGCGTCAATGACGTGACCCACCACACTCATGGTGTCCTCGCCCTTGAACCGCTTGATCGCTACGATGTCCCGCCCTTGGCGCACGGCAATCACTGTGCTGTCCATGCCGCCCCGGGCCGGGTCCACGCCGATGACGATGGGTGCGGTCATGTCCTTGTACTTCTCCCGCTTCATGGCGTCGTCAACCAGGTGCGGTGCGATGAACTGGTCTTGGCCGGACTTGGGGAAGTCACCGTAGACCTCGACACGGGCTTCGTCCGAGTCCTCACCATACTCGTTGATGATCTGCTGGTAGATGCTCTTGTCGGTGCCCTCGACGGTTCGGGCGTCGATCTTCTCGCTCTCCCAGAACTCCCGCTTGGCACCGTCCACCGCTTCGTAAAAGTACCCGGTGTTGCGTCGCCCGTTGCTGAACGCAAACCAGTACCGGTCCAAGATGTTCTCTGTAAAGAAGCCCGCAGCCACGGACCAGATGCTGTCCGGGATGCCGCTGGCCTCGTCAAAGATGACCATCATGCCGTCCATGTTGTGCACACCGGCGTAGGCGTCTGGGTTCTCCTCGCTCCAGAGCTTACCCTCAGCGCCCCAGTACCGGGTGCCTTTCCTCAAGTCCCTCTCGACCAGATCAGTCAACCAGCCCGCTGGCTGCAAGCTGGTGGCCGTGGGTTCCCACCAGTGGGCGTTGAGCGCCATCGTGACCCATTTGGTCAACTCACCCCATGTCACTTTACGCAACTGGTTCTCGCTGTTGGCCGATACGATGACGGAACTGCCTATCCGTGTGCTCAGCATCCACAGGATCAACCAACTGACCAGGGCTGACTTACCCACGCCTCGGCCAGAGGACACGGCACGCCTGAGCGCGTCGATCAACTCGTCGTTGGTCAGCTTGTTCTTGTTGACCCGGATGAACTCCGTGATCCTGCGCAGCGCTCTACGCTGCCACGCACGAGGGGCTTTGAAGTGCTCAAGTGGTGTGTTCTTCTGCCCCCAGGGAAACACAAACAGCACGAACGCCTCGGGGTCGTCCTTGATCGACGGACTCCACAACTGACTCATCAGCAGTTGCTCCTCCTCGGGTGAGTAGCGCATCTTCTGCATCAGTTGTTCTCCAGTCGGGGTGTTACATCGGACACGTCCAGCACTTCAGCCTCGATCACCCGAGCTTGGGCCTGGGCCAGCGCTTCGGTGATGCTGATGCTGCCGCCGAGTTCAATCTGTTTTGTCTCGCCGTAGCGCTTCTTGTTGTGTGCACTCATGAGCCACTTGCGCGTGTCGATGCGTAACTTGTCCCGGTTGACCACATCGTTGCTCGACGGGTCAATCGTGCCCACCCCATCGGCAATCTCCAGGATCTCCCCGGCCAAAAACTCAGTGCGCATCTCCTGCGCTTCTTTGAACCGTTCATGGCGAATCGGGTCACGCTTGACCCAGCGCAGGAAATCCTCATACGAGATGGCCCGGTGGTCATCATCAATCAGCGACTGAAGTGACCTGCCCCGGTACACGTCTTCCACGACACGCTCGAAGATTTGCTCATATTCGACATGCAGCAACGCCTTGGCCTCCTTGCTCATGCGAGGTGGTTTAGGGTCAGGCACGGACAGCCAAGACGGTAGCGGTGATTCTCCGGTGACAACCGTGCCTACGAATTGAGGTTCTGCTTGATTCATAGTGCTTGGAGTGTACTACGTGTGATGTGAAGTGTGCAACATGGGGAAAGTGACCCACTGGGTTTTTACTTTTCAAAAAAATTTTACAGG